GTGTCGCGTTGTGCTAAAAAAACGCCCTGTGAGCGTGAACCCTTGCGGCTATTGCATGGCTTACAAGCTATAACCATGTTCTCCATATCCATGGCTAACTCTGGGTGGTGCTTGATACTCATTACATGATCGACTGTTAAGTCCTCACTGCTACCGCAGTACATACAGGTGTATCCATCTCTTGCTAATACCTTAAGTCGTACACGTCGATAAGCCTTAGTATTACGAGGGTCGCCCTTCTTACTACTCATTGCCAACCCTTAACTCTTAGATGATGTAATGCCTTGCAATAGTCAGGCTCATCATACTGTGTAGTGCCATAACGATGCTGTACATAGTGCCAATACCAATAGAACTGATAGTCATCTGGTGCGCCTATGAGCGCCTTACTTCTACCTTGATAGTAACCATGATGTGATCCATTAACTGCATATCTGTTATTAGATGATTCCTTAAATGCAATGAGATCATGGCAATACTCTTGTTTCTCTGTTAACTGTTTATCAGCTAATTCAAACACGCTTTGAATAGGTTCTTTTGAGCCTACTCCTATTGCAGTGCTCTGCATAGATAGAGCTATCCCAATAGCGGCGGCTATCCCCCGAGCGACGCGTAAGCGGCTCGGTGTGAGCCCTTGATGGGCTCTAGCCTGTAGAGTACCAGATGTGTCAAACCCATTACTATAACCGCAGGTCAGAACGGCGTTTCTAATTGTCTGTTGAATAGAACCCTGAACCCTTAAACTGGATATTAGGTACTGAGTAAATCTTTTGCATCGAGCTGTGACAGAACTGGCATGTGACTGTATGTGGTTCATGGATCGATAACTCCTTCTCGTACCGCAAGTTAGCCTCGCAGTCTTCGTTGGTACATTCAAATTCATAGATTGGCATTAGAACACGTCGTGCATGGCACGTCCTTTAACTTCCATGATCCACAGATTGTGCATCTCTCGGGTTCTAATTGTACCGAGTCTGTCTGGATATCGCCGTAACCTGCTTTCAACATTAAATCAACCAAGTCTTGAAACCGCATAAACGCCAGATACTGTGAAGCATCTTCGCCTTGTCCGTTTAGTCGGCACACCACAGCACTCAGCTCTTTGCCTTGCGCTCTCTTCTCAACTTGCTTGATAAATGCGAGTAAATCTAGCTTTGACCTTGCCTTCACTTCCATGTCAAACGGGACATTGTGAATATCTTTGCCAGACCCTCTACCGACGCTTGCGCTTCTCCACCATTGCGAAAGATAGGCGGCTACCACTCGCTCAGTACGCAAACCTCGGTGTTTCCTGCTTTGGGACATAGATTAGGTTATGCCTTTCCAGCAGAATTGATCGTGCCACATTCTTCGCAAGTCCACTCGTTCTTTAAGTAGCGACTGCGAATCTGTGTTCTATTGGGAAACTTGTTGCACAACTGGCAGATTAGGCGATAGCCCAGTTCTTCCAGCAGCTTAGCGTTCTCTCGAAGATTGGCTTGCTGTTCTTCATTAGGGAATTGTTCCCATTCACCATCTTGGTTCAAGAATGTAACGTGTCCCATCATGCAGCTCTTTTCTGCCATGAGCCATCTTTGGCAATCTCGTACCAGATAGGATCACAAGGGACTTCACCACCAGGCATATCTCTGGTCGCTTGTGCTGGACAACGCCAATGACCCCAAGGCTTACCAGCTTTGCTTGTGCCAGTCTTCCAGATTCTCGCTCCATGCACACAACTCTCGTCCGCCGCAGTGCCACCAAGTACCTGCTGCACCATCTCGACTGCTTGTTCCATAGTCGCTACTGGTGTTGCTTCCCATTGTGTCCATGGATCATCTGCCTTTACTACTGGGACGTATTGTTGTGAAGTGTCAGCCATCTTAGCCTTTACCTGTTGTACCGTTTCTTGTACGACTGCTTTTGCAGCTACTTTGCTCATCTCTTCTCGGCTTGCTCGCTTTGATGGGTCGCCTTTAGGGCTGTAGCCAGCGTTCGCAAGCGCCCTCGCCAAAGCCGAAGTTTCTGCGTTTTCAAGAGCGCTAGTAGCGTTGACTCCACGCCCCGATACCGTTTCTTCCGCGAGCCCAGAAGCCCAAGGGTGTTGATCAACTTCAGTTCTGTAGATATAAGCCTGAACGATAAAGCGAGAAGCAGTCGCCTCAATAAGTTTTGTGTCAATGCGACCATCTGGGTGATCCTTCCAAAATAGTTCAAGTCTTTCTGCACAAGTCTGATATTCATTTAGATTAAACATATAAATCATTCTCCTCTGTTGCGAGCTGCGCACTCAGCGCGGTATAGGCGACCAAATCGACAAAAGTGTCTGTCTTTGAAGATTCCATCGATCTTGCGATTTTGACCAGCGCCATACACATTGCCACCTGATAGTCAGTAACTGGCATTTCGAGGTATGCGCTCCAGAGGGATGCTGTGCGCTGCATATTGTCCGAAGGATGACCGTAGTCACTTCCTCGTTCTTGTATTGTCGCTCGAGCTTCGTTGAGGTAATCACGGGCGTTCACTCTTTATCCCATGCCTTAATAAGCTGGTGATTTAGAGCTTCATTCATTCTTTGATCGCGAGCCATTAAGCCCTCGTAATGCTTGCGTACTGCCTTGCGTCCTGCGACATATCCGTTAGCGTAGCCAGAGCGATTGCCTAGCCAGAATGCAAAGCAGATAAGTCCAAAAACTATGATTTGTCCTACTGTCATTTTTAGCCCTTCTGTATCCGTATCTCGGTACGGCAGAAGTATTACATCAGATGCAGGCGACAGAAGCCTAACTTGTATAACGAAACGATAACGATTTCATCGACTACTTCGTCACCAAAATCAGGTCTAGCGAACCCTTCCATAGACCTTGCCCTGAACGATGAACGTGCCGTTCTTCTCAATATGAATAATGTCCACTTGGACGTTGTTTCCCTTGACGTACATGATGGCGAAAGCCTGTTGCCAATTAGCCGTTCCCTTGGTGTATGAGGCTTGTCTAAAGTCCATAAGATTACCTACCTCAACTCCGTGTAGAACACGCCCTAAACGCCCTCCAGAGGCTTCTGTGAAGGCGCTACGCCCTGCTCTATGAGTATGACCAGAGATGACGTTCTTCCCATGCCTACGAGCTGCTTCGAGGGCTGATAAGCCACCCAGTTGCTTTATGGGCGTATGGTCGCCATGGACGGCAATCCAGTTGGGAGCGATAGCCATTGGATTTTTATGAAAGGTGATACCTAGTTCATCAAACTTCATGAATTTCTCAAAACGCAGTTCTGGAAGGCTCAAGAAGCTAGGGATTTTTTTCATGATTACGTTGTAGAGGCGGTCTGTGTGATTGGATCGTATGCAATCAGTAACGCCCAGTTCCCAGAGAAGCTCGACGCAACGGTCTCGGTCATCGCCAAGGCTTTGTTCATAGGCTTGAGGTGTGCCTTCAGACCACTTGCTAATTGTCTGAAAGTCAATCTCATCGCCAATAGTGACAGTTTGGTCTGGCTTAAAGGTCTTAAGAAATCTTGCTATGTTGCGTGTGACGTGTACGTCCTCAAATGGCACTTGAAGGTCGGAAAGTATTACTATCCGTTTGACTGTCATTAGTCCTCGTCGTCGTCCTCATAGGGGATATTGTCGATGCGGTTAGGTAGGTTCGGAATGAGCCAGTCCGGAAATGCGTCACGATCTGCAAGTATCCAAAAAGCATGTGTCTCTGTGAAACCTGCACGACGTAATGACTTGTACCACTCGTTCATCGCGATTGCATATGCATCGAGAGCTGAGTAAGTATCTAAATCTATGACTGGTCGCTTCTTTGCCATGACTTTATTATCGATCTAAGAGTATGTTGTAAATCTCATCGACACGCGAATTAAGTCGCTTAATTTCAGAGAGCAAGTGAGTAATGACGTACCCAGCCAAGCCCCCAATGATGCCAAGGCTTGCAAAGTAAAGAGTGAAGAAACTTTCTTGCGTCATTCTTTATGATCCACGGCATCGACGGCAGCTTCTACCGCATCAGCAACAATGTCACCGACTGCCTTCTTAGCGCGATAAGCCTTAAGAGCTGCGCGGACTGCTGGAATACAGGCAAGCCCGATACCTGCATAAATAAGTTCTTTCATTACTTGCCTCCTAGCATTGGGATATTAAAGAACGAGCCATCTGTATCGCCCGCTTTGGTAAAGCTGACATGGCAATGATGATTGTGCTTATTAATCCCATCGTAAGGACGCCAAGTCCAAGCCTTCTTGGAAGACGATATTCTTCCGTTGAAGATGACATAAGAGATTCTCTTATCGCCAGATTTAGCGCAGAGTCGAAGCTGATCCGCAAGGTCAGGCATGAGGTCTGGCTTTGCTTTACCAGATAAATCCCTGTCAATATCAATCGCTCGGACGACACCCTGTTCATCAGGATTGTGGTCAGAAGGACGTGCTTGATGACGAGTGTCGCCAATCCAACCGTCTGAGGTGCGATCTCTATCTGGGTAACTATCATCGACTTGAAGTCTAAGCTGTTGTCCAGCTTTGCATAGCTTCGGCTGCACAGCGCTCACACTCCCAATTCTTTTTGCTATTTAGAAATAGTTCTTCATGTCCACAATTAGGCATAGGAGCAATAAAAGCATCATCTATTGGATCATAGATAAAACCAATTCCTGCGTAGTTATATCGGATTTTGCCGTTATAGGAAGTGCGAACACAGCGCTGTCCACGATAGTTTGCATACCATTCTTCGGGTGTTAAACCATCAATAATCTCGTTCTCATCTTTGCCAGTAATGACTTCAGTAACAACATTGTTTTCATCAAGGAACGCGTAATGAGCCATTAGATTGACACCGTTCCTGTTCCTGCTGTAAAAGTATAAACTTTATAACCTGTAATGTTTGTTTTTGTATAAGTTAAACCACCACCGATTGAACTTAAATCTGCAAGAGTGTCTGAATATCGAATAATGACAACACCAGAGCCTCCATTACCTGCGGCATAACCGATTGTGTTAGAGCTATTAACTCCACCGCCGCCACCGCCGCCACCAAGATTCGCAGCTGCGTCCGTTGCGTCAGCCCCCGCTCCACCTGCCGTTCCACCGCCTGCGCCTGCTGCTCCTACTGTGTAATTGCTAGAAGTTCCACCACCACCGCCACCGCCGCCACCGCGGGTTATTGATGATCCAGTAATTGAAGAAGCAGTACCGTCTCCACCTTTACCTGATGCTGAAACTGTTGCATTAACACCAACTTGGCTAGCCCCGCCGCCTCCGCCCGCACCACCTGGATTTGCACCATTTCCACCAGCATAACCTTGCCCAGATGGTGTTGCTGAACCACCCGTTAAGGTCGAAGAACCCGATCCTCCGCCTCCGCCCGATCCTCCAGACGACGCTGCGTTGGTCACTCCACCTGTTGCGCCTGTGCCACCGCCTGTTGCTGTGATAGAACCAAAAACCGAGTTTGTTCCATTTGTGCCTTGATTTGGATAAGCTGCTTTAGTTCCACCTGCACCGACGGTAACCGTAAAACTAGAAGTAAATAAAGTTCCAGTTAAATATCCACCGCCGCCTCCGCCGCCACCAACGTTGCGAGACCCAGCTGCTCCGCCCGCAAGAACTAGATATTCAAAATTCGTTCCCGGCGGTGTGCCAATGCCAAAAACTCCAGCTGTAATGCAACCAATCATTAGGCAATAGCCCCCACGACGTACCAAGTATCTGTTGCGGTTTTAATTGCTACCGCTGTTTTGTATTGTGCCAAAGTTGGAGCCGCTGCTGATGCACCTGCTGAAAGGACTGTAGTAGTTCCAGAGGTAACCGCGCTAATTGTGCAGATACCCGCTCCGACGTTCAGAATTGTCAAAGCGGTTCCGATTGGAAACGCTACGGAAGCGTTTGTTGGAATCTTGAAAGCAATGGCTGTTGCTTTATTCATTGGAGTAAGTGTCTGATATTGATCCGTAAGGACGGCTGTGTAATCTGCTGTCTGTGCTGTATTGACCGTAAAAGTCACAAGTCCATTCACTGTGGACGCTGTGAGAACGTCACCTGTTGCTGCTGGTAGTCCTGATGCCATTATTACTCCTAGTATCCCAATGTAGATTGTCCGATTATACCGTAATACGAGCTTCCAACGATGAACCCATCGGCTATTGGTTCAAGCGTTGTAATTTTAGCGGTCATCTTGTTAGGCGTGATTGACCAGTTAATGCCTTGGAACTGTAGGTTTTTGACAATGGTAGAAGAATCTGGCTGCACATTCGTAATAAGAAGATTACTGAAATAATCAAGTCCAAGCATTGTGTCGGTTGGAACTGATGGATCGAGTAAGTCCACTTCCATCTCGTCAATGCGGATTGTCGTTTCTTGACGGGTTGCGATGTATTCCTTGGCAATGTCGGTAACAATGGCATCTGTTTCAGCTACAAGGTCAGTCTGGGTAACTGAGTGAGGGAAGTACTTATCAATCGATGCTTGGTTAATTGCTGTAATGGTTGAACCGCCAACGCGGGCAAGATTGGCTTGGTTAATGATGAGTTTATCATCAAAACTGTACTTAAGGTTCTTGTAGGGAATTCCACCAGATTGGTTGAACGCCGTAGGCGCTGTAGCCAATGAAGCCATGACCTGACTGCGATCCTTGAATACTGCTGTGCCTGACCCGTCCATATAAAAAGCGCCAGTCTCGGAGAACTCTGCGTTCTTGATGGCTGCAAGGCTTGTGCGGTTAGTTGCTGGGTCTGCGATACAAGTGTTAGCGCCTGTAGCAACCGTGCGCATCGATGAAGGGAATGAGACTTGGTTAAGAATCTTGCCTATACGAGTGCCAGTGGTCTGTCCAGCGCCTGAGTCTGTAACGGTATTGATATTAGCCATGTTGAATAGTCGAAACGCATCTTGGCAGACAATATCGACATAACCAGTATCTTGATTGACTGGGTAGGTATAACGGTATTCGATTGCATAACCAGAGAAAAGATACTTCTGGGTAGTTGCCGTTGTTGCTGATATACGCAGTTTGCGAAGAGGTACAAGTTTGCCAAAGTAAGGGCTTGATACGTTCTGAGGGTTAAAGTAACTGAGAGGGTCTAGAACTCGAACTGTGCATTGTCCAGCTTCGTACTGGTCGCGCTGGATATTACGACCTCGAGTAATGCTAATCTCATAGACGTTAGGTGTTAGATCGACTGTCGGTTCTGGGGAAGTTGAGTCGCCCAGAGTATTAGTTCCCAGAATTCCATACTTAGGGTCGCCAATGACGAAGCCGTTGTAACCGAAAGTAGCGCCGTTAGTAAAGTCAAAGGAAACGGCTATCTGCGCTGGAAGTGCCATTAGCCGAACATACCTGCGATTCTACCGATTTGGCTAGGTGATCCTGAAAGGCTTGAGAGCTGTGTGCCAGCCATTACCTTGTCAATCAGTTCTTGCTCACGAATGACGTTGCCTTGAACAGTCACGTTAATTACTGGCTGACCAGCATTGGGATTATAATTTAGTCCAGTATTAGGGTTATAGGTAATCATGCCGTCTGAAGGCATTGGAGGCACGTTAGTGCTCGGTAAGACTGGCGCTACCGAGGTGTTGCCATTGGGTGCGCTTGGCGCTGGATTGCCAGTAAGAATCGCTGCTGCCTTGCCAGCCAAGTAACTGAGGTAAGCATCAAGGTACTCAAAAGGGTTCTTAGCATTAGGTAAAGCCGCAAGAAATTTAGCGAGGTTACCAGAAGCATCTTGAGCCGCAAGAATCTGATTGGTTAATTTAGTTGCTACTGCCTCGTTGCCGTTAAGCAAAGCTAGTTGCGCTTCAACGCGCAGCTTCTCATTCTCTGACAACTTGCCCTTGAGTGCCGCTACAAGTTGAATCTGCTCTAGGTCGAAGACTGTTCCAGCCTTCTTAATTGCAGTCTGTTTTTTGAGTTCTGCCGTGTTCTTTGAAGTTGCCTTTGCTAAGTCAGCGGCACGTTTCTTGGCTGCTAATTCTGCTGCCTTTTCTGCCGCCATTTGTTGCGCAGATTTAGGAATATTTGTGCCAGCCCATGCCTTCAGATAATCACGCTTAAGGCGGCGGTTAAATTCCTCTACTTGTACGGCTTGAATATTCTTGTTGAAATCACCAAGGCTGCTGTTGATGATTGTCTTGAGAATCTTCCAGCCCTCAATAAAGTTATCCAAGCGAGCAACTGCAAAGTCCGTAGCAGTAGCAATCTTGCCAATGAGGTCTTGAACGTCAGTTGCTCCACTTACTGCCAAGGCTAGATCAATAAGACCTTGACCAATCTTCTCCTGAGCTTCTCCTGCTGCGGTGCTAATGAGTTGCATCTTGCCAGCGTAAGTCTCAAGATAGGCGGCATTAGCTCCAGAGAATTGCTTATTGAGTTTCTCTGAAATGTCTGCAAATGAGGCAGTTTTAAGTTGTGCCT